AAAGAATGCGAGACCGTTTAAAATCCCGTAGAGACGATCTATTTCAAGAGCGTGGAAAGCGTGAGGATGAAAAACGAGAAAAACTAAAAAAAATGTTAGGTCTATAAAGACCACTTTCCAAACCGTCACATGGGGGCTTCACCGCCCCCTTTTTTCTTGCTATAATAACTTCAGTTAAACAAAACCACCTAACTACATTATGCCTCGCAAGTCTTCTGTGAATGACGAACAATTGATTGCTTCAATCCAAGAACTCTATGGTTCTGAAATTACTTCTGGTGATCTGAAAGGTTTCTGTGCCTCTCGCGGTCTCAACTATCAGACCGTGACTCGCCATCTTGAGAGTTATAAGACCTCTCGTGGTCGTTGGAATCTAGAAGTGACTCCGACTGTTGTGAATAAAATGGAGCAAGCATATCAAGCACCTCCTGCTCTTCCTGCTGTAGAACAAAATTTGATTCCTGATAAAGATGATACCTTCGTCAAGTTTGGTAATTTTAATGACATTAAACGTATTATTCAGTCCCGTCTCTTTTATCCTACGTTTATTACGGGTCTTTCGGGTAATGGTAAAACGTTCAGTGTGGAGCAGGTTTGTGCTCAACTGAATCGTGAATTGATTCGTGTAAATATTACGATTGAAACTGACGAAGATGATCTGATTGGTGGATTTCGTCTTGTGAATGGTGAAACTGCATGGCACAATGGTCCTGTGGTAGAAGCACTTGAACGTGGTGCAATTTTGCTTCTAGATGAGATTGACCTTGCTTCTAATAAGATTCTGTGTCTTCAGTCCATTCTTGAAGGTAAAGGTGTCTTTCTGAAAAAAATTGGTCGCTTTGTCAAACCCGCTGCTGGATTTAATGTGGTCGCTACTGCAAACACCAAAGGTAAGGGTTCTGATGACGGTCGCTTTATTGGCACGAACGTTCTGAATGAAGCATTCCTTGAGCGTTTCCCTGTAACCTTTGAGCAGTCGTATCCTGCTCCTGCAACCGAACAGAAGATTCTGGAAGGCATTGCTCTGGATCTTGGTGTTGAAGACCGTGATTTTTGCAAGAGACTTTGCGATTGGGCAGATGTCATCCGTAAAACCTTCTACGATGGTGGTATTGAGGAAATCATCAGCACTCGTCGTCTTGTTCATATTATCCGTGCTTATAGCATTTTCCAAGATAAGGCAAAAGCGATTCAAGTTTGTGTGAATCGTTTTGACGATGAGACCAAACAGTCCTTTCTGGAACTGTATGATAAGGTGGATGCTGATTTCCAGATGCCCTCTACTGGTCCTGAACTGACGATTGAAGGTGGGCATCAAGTTGACCTGAACTCCTCTTTCTGATATAATTGGGGAAGGTAAAACTATGACCTTCCCTTTTTATTATGGATGAGCATCCTTCTCTTCGGTATTCTATGAACGAATTTACACTCACTATGAATGAACATAGTGGTATGATTGACCTTACAAAAACTCCTGTGACTATGAACGACAATTCAAATCATTTTTGGAAATATGAGGAAGATAAAACTCTAAAAGAAGTTGAGCAGTATCTTGCTAGCACTTATCACTCTCATTATACTTCCGAGCAATCCAAAACTCAAACTTTAGATTTGATTGAAAGTATCGGTGACGCAGAAGCATTTACTCGTTCAAATGCCATCAAATATCTTTCTCGCTTTGGTAAGAAGAATGGAAAATCCAAAATGGACATTCTAAAAGCAATTCACTATTGCGTTCTTCTTTATCATTTCTCTGGTCTTCATACAAAAAATTCTGATAATTATGAAACTTTCTGACAACACTCTTACTGTTCTTAAAAACTTTGCTGGCATTAATAATTCCATTCTTGTCAAGCAAGGAAACAAACTCCGCACAATTTCTGTTGCAAAAAACATTCTTGCAGAAGCAGACATTACTGAAGAATTCCCCCGTGAGTTTGCAATTTATGATCTTAATCAGTTTCTGAATGGTCTTGGACTTCACCAAGATCCTGATCTTGACTTTAAGGAAGATTCTCATATCACGATTCGTGAAGGTAAGCGTCGGGTTAAGTATTTCTTTGCCGATCCGAATGTAATTGTTTCGCCTCCAGACAAAGACATTCAACTTCCTTCTCAAGATGTTTGTTTTCAACTTGAGAGTGTGACTCTGGAAAAACTTCTAAAGGCAGCAGCAGTTTATCAACTTCCAGATCTTTCTGCGGTTGGTGAAGCAGGTGTCATTCGTCTCGTGGTTCGTGATAAGAAGAATGATACTTCTAACGAATACTCTATTGTAGTTGGTGAAACTGATAAAGAATTTGCATTCAACTTCAAGGTGGAGAATATCAAGATTATTCCCGGTGCTTATGATGTGGTTGTGTCTTCTAAACTTTTGTCACAGTTCACGAACAGTAAGTATAATTTGACTTATTATATTGCTCTAGAACCCGATTCTACTTTTGAGTGATGGACTTTCTACTTTATTTGACGCCAATTGGTCAAGAACTGATTAGCAAAATTATGATGAAAAATTACAGGGTCGTGGAGAACGTGGCATACTGTAGAAACAAAAAAATTTTTGGAGGAATTGATGGTTCTCGTTTTGTAATTTGTACAAATAACATTAAGAACACTATCAGCCCTGTAAATCATTATGTAAATGAAACTGTTTATCATGAAGCAGTTCATGTTGCTCAAGCATGTAAACGGGGACCTCTTAAAATTGCTGATGCAACATTAGATCAATACAAACTAAATGATGTTGCTAATTCTTTAAAGGTAAGTAAAAACTCTTATCCAGTTTATGAGACAGAAGCATATTATCTGGAAGATAAACCAGAGAGGGTGCTATATTATGTGAATAAGTATTGTTTCTGATTTTAGTTGATAGAATGAATATTTTTTATAAATAGTTATAAAGATATTCATTTTATAAGATGTTCTTCTGTAAAAAATGCTCTAACGAAAAACCAGAAACTGAATGGTATTATTCTGTTCGTGGTAGAGATGGTATGTGTAAATCCTGCCGAAAAGAATATCGTAAAGATATTAAAAGAGGATATCAAAAAACATACTATCAAAAAAATAAGGAATATTATCAAAATTTAAATAAAGAGTTTTTTGATAATAATCCAGAGTATCATAAAAAATGGAATAGAAGAAAACCTGAAAATAGGTTATTGATATCTGCTAGAAAAAGAGCAAAAGAAAAAGGATTGGAATTCAATCTGGAAATAACTGATATAGTTATTCCACCAATTTGTCCAGTTCTTAAAGTTCCTATGGTTATTGGAACAAATACTGCACCCAGTATTGATAGGATTGATAGCACTAAAGGTTATGTAAAAGGAAACATTAAGATTATTAGTAAAAGAGCAAACACCATCAAATCTGATGGTACAATTGAAGAACACCAAGCAATCATTCAATATATGATTGAATACCTGTTGAGTTGAGGAACCTACTATCAATATATTCGTTACTTCTCCATGGCCCGCAGAAAGTGCTATTACACTTCCTGACCGCCATATAACGAAGATGCCTCTTGAATGTTGCCAAATGCTTTCTATTGTGGCATCAAAGTGGTATCATAATTATGGACCACTTCATAAAAAGGATGGAAATCCTTATGCTACTGAAAAAGGTGCTTTTCGTAATCATCCTTGCACCCAGTGGGCAGCAAAATCTATTGATAATGCTTACTGGTTAATCAAGCACGGAATGAATCTTTGTGATGAATTTCAACTGCGGTATGGTAAGTCTCATTCGTGTTATAATACTCTTCTTGAGGCATACTATTTGTTTCCAAAGGGCAAATTGACTAATGTAACTCCATTTGCTAGAGCAATGCCAGATGAATTTAAACTTGACACAAGCATCGACACTTTTACTGCTTACAAGCGTTATATCGCATCCAAATCTTGGGTTGCATCTAATTATCTTCGTATGCCGCAACGAAAACCTGAATGGATATGAAATACAAGAAAGGCACTTTTTTTCTTGATAAACATACACATAAAGTGTATATTTTTGATGGGAAAGAATGGTGGGAGATTGTCCCAAGTTCTTATTTGAAAAAACCTGATTGGACTTAATTATGACTAGTGATTTTTTGTGGGTAGAATCTTGGCGTCCAAAAACTATTGACGACTGTATTCTACCTGATGATACTAAAAAAACTTTTAAGGAGTTTGTGAAGAAAGGAGAGATTCCGAATCTCCTTCTTGCTGGACCTCCGGGTATTGGGAAGACCACTATTGCAAAGGCATTATGTAATGAGTTAGGAGCAGATTTTTATGTCATCAACGGATCCGACGAGGGGCGTTTCTTGGATACTGTCAGAAACCAAGCAAAGAACTTTGCTTCGACCGTTTCACTTACGGAATCTTCTAAACACAAAGTCATCATCATCGATGAGGCAGATAACACAGGGAACGACGTTCAACTCCTTCTACGGGCGAATATTGAGACATTTTATAACAACTGTCGATTCATCTTTACCTGTAACTACAAGAACAAAATTATCGAGCCCCTCCATTCCCGTTGTGCAGTCATCGACTTCACAATCAAAGGAAAGGAAAAGACCAAGTTGGCAGGATCCTTTTTCAAGCGTCTACAAAACATCTTGGATGAGGAACGCATCGAATATGATCAAAAAGTCCTTGTTGAAATTATCTCTAAACACTTCCCCGACTTCAGGAGAGTCCTCAACGAGTGCCAAAGATATGCGGTGGGAGGCAAAATTGACGCAGGCATTCTTGCATCTTTCTCAGACATCTCTGTAGATGAATTGATTAAATATCTTAAAGAGAAGAACTTTACAGAAGTCCGAAAGTGGGTTGTATCTAATTTGGATAATGATGCTAACTTGATTCTTCGTAGGGTGTATGACTCTTGCTATAATCATTTGACTCCACAAACAATTCCTGCTGCTGTTCTTGTGATTGCAAAGTATCTTTACCAAAGCAGTTTTGTTGCTGATCAAGAAATTAATCTTTTGGCAGCATTAACTGAAATAATGTGTGAGTGTGAGTTTCGATGAACCCTTATAAAATTGATAAAAAATCTCTTTATGAGTATGTGGTAAAAACAAATCCAGAAAATGTAAAAGAAGCAAACGAAGGATTGTTTCGTGCCACAATGAATCTTCCTGCTGCTGCAAAGCATTGTGGTATGACGCAGAAAGAAATGAAACTCACTTTTCGTGAATATTTGAAGTATCATCCACAAGATTATGAAATCTCTTAAGACCCCAATGCGATATCCTGGGGGTAAAAGTAGAGCGGTTGCAAAGATGAACCCCTACTTTCCAGATCTTCGCAACTATGATCAGTTCCGAGAACCATTTCTTGGTGGAGGAAGTGTTGCTATTCATATCACCAAAAAATATCCTTATCTGGACATTTGGGTAAATGATCTTTATGAACCTCTTGTAAACTTCTGGCAACAACTTCAGATGTTTGGGTATGATTTGAAAAGTGAACTTGTTGATTTAAAAAACGCAAATAATACTCCAGACAAAGCAAGAGAACTTTTCCTTCAATCAAAAGATCGGATTAATGACAAAACCGTGTCAAATTTTGATCGTGCTGTGTCTTTTTATATTGTAAATAAGTGTTCTTTCTCTGGTCTCACAGAGAGTTCTTCCTTTTCACCACAGGCATCTAATTCCAATTTTTCAATGCGAGGAATTCAAAAGTTGTTTGAGTATTCTGCGTTGATTGCAAATTGGCGTATAACTAACTATTCCTATGATTATCTGATGGATGGAAACAAAGGTGCTTTCATGTATCTCGATCCTCCTTATGACATTAAGGATAATCTCTATGGGCGAAAAGGATCAATGCATAAAGGATTTGATCACGATAAGTTTGCTGCCGATTGTGATACTAACGATATGGATATGTTGGTGAGTTATAATTCTGATCAACTTGTAAAGGATCGTTTTAAGAATTGGAACGCTGCTGAATTTGATTTGACTTATACGATGCGTTCTGTGGGTGAATATATGCGAGAACAAAAACAAAGAAAAGAACTACTGCTTTTTAATTATGGAATTGAAGGACTGGTTAAACTCGATCAATCAAACGAAGAATCATCTGATTGACGAAGATCCTTCACTTGAGAAGGAATATGCACCTTACATTATCAATCGCTGTCTTTCTGGAGAGATTGATTGCATTATGTTTGTGAATGAAATGAATCAATATCATTTTCTTCCCAAGAAAATGCAATATGATTTCTTACTAAATAGTCTGAGGAAAAAGAAGAGATTTTCTCCCTGGCTCCGACAAGATAAAATCAAAGATCTAGATTATGTCAAACGTTATTATGGTTATAGTAATGAAAAGGCAAAACAGGCTTTGAGGATTCTTTCAAAAGAACAACTTACTTTTATAAAATCTAAATTTGAAACTGGAGGAAAACAATGAGCGTCGTTCAAGAACCTATTGTAAACTGGACGCCTAATATGATGGTTGAAGTTTTGTTGAATGAACCTGATGACTTTTTAAAAGTTCGTGAGACTTTGACTCGTATTGGGGTTGCTTCAAGAAAGGAAAAGAAAATCTATCAATCTTGCCACATTCTTCACAAGCAAGGTAAATATTTTATCGTCCATTTTAAAGAACTTTTTGCTCTGGATGGTAAACACGCCAACCTAACTGTAAATGATGTTCAGCGTCGTAATCGAATTGCTCAACTAATTGCAGATTGGGGTTTGATTACAATTGTAGATGTTAGTAAAATTCAAGACATTGCTCCTCTGAATCAAATCAAAGTTCTTGCTTATAAAGACAAGGGCGATTGGATTCTGGAAACCAAATATAATATTGGTGCTAAAAAGAAAAGGGACGAGGAAACCGAATGATTTTGTAGGGAGTTCAACACTCCCTTTTTTTATGTTTCTTGTATAATTAGTAATGAACGCCGAAAGGGTTCACACAATCAAACTCGCTTTTTAAGGAGCTACTATAATGACTAACCTCACAAGGTATACTGCTGCGGATCTTCCTGCCTTAATGGAAAGAATCACTCGCAATAGTATTGGAATGGACGAATATTTTGATCGTCTCTTCAATCTTCACGAAACTACATCAAACTATCCACCTTATAATCTTGTTCAAGTCAGCAATGTTGAATCTCGTTTAGAGATTGCACTTGCAGGATTTAAGAAGTCGGAAGTTAATGTTTTTACTGAATATGGTAAACTTTTTGTTGAAGGTCAAAAAGAAGATAAAGAAACCGAATCTCAATATGTCCATAAGGGACTTGCACAGAGAAGTTTTAAAAGAGCATGGACAATTGCCGATGATACTGAAGTTAAAGATGTAGTTTTTGAAGATGGACTTCTTACAATTCAGTTGAGAAAAATTGTTCCTCAACATCATCAGAGAAAAGACTATCTCTAAATAGTATTGAATATCGTCGCCGCAGGGGAGCAACTGGCAAAAACCAGTTGACGCTCCCCTAATTTTTTGCTATAATGTGTTGAAGGAAGAAGATAAAAATGTCAATCAAACTTGCATTACTAAAATCTGGAGAGACAGTTATTTCTGATCTTAAGGAAATTGTCTCTGATGAAAAACCCTGCGGATACATTTTCAACAAACCTTACAAGGTTCTTACGGAAAGATCTATTCTTTTGACTGAAGAAGTTAATTATGATGCTAAAATAGAAGTATCATTATCATCTTGGATTCTTTTGACGCAAGATGAGCAGATTTTAGTTCCGTTAGATTGGGTAGTAACAATTGTTGAACCACTCAATTCAGTTAAAGATCTTTATGAGGAAAGAGTAAATGGAAAAAACAATTAAGTGCCTTTTGTTGAAGGTTGATAATGTAATCGTTACAGAGATTGTTGAGGTTGGTTCTGAACTTGGAGAACCTGATTGCAAACTTATCAATCCTTATCGTATTGATGCCGAAGGAAATCTAACTCCTTGGCCAGATGTGACTGATCAAACTGAAATGATGATTCACTCTGATAGTATTCTTACAATTGTAGATCCAAAAGAAGAAATTATTGAAAAGTATCTTGAATTAACTGCCTGATGAGATTTTATACCAACGTGCAGATGGTCGGGGATTACTTCTTGGTTCGTGGTTATGAGAATGGAAAGCATTTTATGACCCGTGAGAAGTTTTACCCGACTCTTTTTGTCCCTTCAAAAAAGAAAACTAAATATCAAACTTTAACTGGAGAGTATGTAGAAGAAGTTAGTCCAGGAACAGTAAGGGAATGTCGTGATTTTGTTAAAAGGTATGATGGTGTAGAAAACTTTAAGATCTATGGAAATACTGGATATATCTATCAATACATTTCTGATATGTATCCAGAAGAGGAGATTAAATTTGACATTAATAAAATCAAATTAACCACTCTTGATATTGAGGTCGCTTCTGAAAATGGATTCCCTGATGTAGAATCTGCTGCAGAAGAAGTTCTTTTGATTACAATTCAGGATTATGCTTCGAAGCAAATTCGCACTTGGGGAGTTGGTCCTTTTCAAAACAAGCAAAAGAATGTGATGTATAAATCCTTTGCAACTGAAAGGGATTTGTTAAATGACTTTATTGCTTGGTGGATGACCGAAGACAATACTCCAGAAGTTGTCACTGGATGGAATATTGAGTTGTATGATATTCCATATCTTGTTCGCCGCCTTGATAGAATTCTTGGTGAAAAACTCATGAAGCGTATGTCTCCATGGGGTCTTGTGACTGAAAGAGAGATTATCTTGAATGGTCGTAAGCATATTTCTTATGATGTTGGAGGTATTACTCAACTTGACTATTTAAATCTTTATAAGAAATTTACTTATAAGGCACAAGAATCATACCGTCTAGATTATATTGCAAATGTTGAACTTGGTCAGAAAAAACTTGACCACTCTGAATTTGATACTTTCAAGGACTTCTATACTAAAGGGTGGCAGAAGTTTGTAGAGTATAACATCATTGACGTGGAACTTGTTGACCGTATGGAAGACAAGATGAAACTAATTGAACTTGCGATTACAATGGCATATGACGCAAAAGCAAATTATGCTGATGTGTTTTCACAGGTTAGGATGTGGGATACAATTATCTACAACTATCTGAAAAAGAGGAATATTGTGATTCCTCCCAAAGAACGGTCTGATAAAGATTCCAAGTATGCTGGTGCTTATGTAAAAGAACCGATTCCGGGAATGTATGATTATGTGGTAAGTTTTGACCTAAATTCACTTTATCCACATTTAATTATGCAATTCAATATAAGTCCAGAAACACTTGTAGAAGAAAGGCATCCTACAGTCACTGTTGATAAGATTCTAAATCAAGAATTGACATTTGAACTTTATAAGGACTATGCGGTTTGTGCCAATGGTGCAATGTATCGCAAAGATGTTCGTGGATTTCTTCCAGAACTAATGGATAAGATTTATAAAGATCGCACCATTTATAAAAAGAAAATGCTTGCGGCAAAGCAACAGTATGAAAAAACTCCGACAAAAGAATTGGAGAAAGAAATTGCTCGCTGCAACAATATCCAAATGGCGAGGAAGATTCAACTTAACTCTGCTTATGGTGCAATTGGGACACCTTATTTTAGGTATTACAAACTAGCAAATGCTGAAGCAATCACACTTTCGGGACAGGTTGCAATTCGTTGGATTGAAAACAAACTCAATCAATATTTGAACAAAGTTTTAAAAACTGAAGAGGTTGATTATGTTATTGCTTCTGATACTGACTCTGTTTATCTCAATATGGGTCCTCTGGTTGAAACTGTATACAAGGGAAGAGAGAAAACTACTGAAGGCGTTGTTTCGTTCCTTGATAAGGTCTGTCAGGTGGAACTTGAAAAGTATATTGAAGGTTGCTACAAAGAACTGGCTGAGTATGTGAATGCTTATGACCAGAAGATGCAGATGAAGCGTGAAAACATTGCTGAACGTGGAATCTGGACTGCAAAAAAGAGATACATTTTAAATGTTTGGGATAGTGAAGGTGTTCGCTATGAAGAACCTAAACTCAAGATGATGGGTATTGAAGCAGTCAAATCTTCTACACCTGCTCCTTGTCGTAAAATGATTAAGGACGGTCTTAAATTGATGATGAGTGGAACAGAGGATGATGTAATTAATTTTATAGAACAATGTCGTGAAGAGTTCAAATCTCTTCCACCTGAACAAATTGCCTTCCCAAGAACTGCTTCTGATGTGCGTAAGTATGCAGCGTCATCAACCATTTACGCTCATAAAACCCCCATTCATATTCGTGGGGCATTGTTGTTCAATCATTATGTAAAACAAAAGAAACTGACCAATAAGTATTCTTTAATTGGTAATGGTGAAAAAATTAAGTTTGTGTATTTGAAAAAACCAAATACAATTCAGGAAAATATCATTTCATTTATTCAAGATTTTCCAAAAGAACTTGGACTTGACAAATACATTGACTATGACTTACAATTTGAAAAGAGTTTTATTGACCCACTGAAGTCAATTCTTGATTCAATTGGATGGAGAGTGGAAAAAACAACAAGTCTTGATTCATTTTTTATCTGATGAACTTACCAATTACTGAACGTGAATTTAAAAAAATTCTTGAGTTTCAGAATTTTGTAGTATAATCTTTTGTAGATAGAATGGTAAAATTAATGAAAGAAGCAACAGTTAATAACAACTATTACATTAATACAACTATGAATAACAAAACTCTAAAATTCCTTATGGAAGATTTGGAGAAAGTAGAACAAGAATCTGCAAAAATCCGCAGTCAAATCAATAATATTATAAATCTGAAAAATGACTGAGGACAGAACACCAAAACAAATCGGAAATGATATTATCCTTTGTGATGATGGGACATTGTGGAGATGGAACACTAATTTAGGATTTTGTGAATATACTTCTGGATGGGAGAAATTGCCTCCAATTCCATCTGATAAGTACTATGAAGTTCTTCAACAAGAACGAATGGAGGCAGATAAAAAGTGGATAGAAAAACAAACTGAAAGAGGATTTACGAAAATTTATGACTGATTCCAAATTAAATTTTTTGAGCGATTTGCAAGAAATTGTGAAAGAGGTCGGTGGAGAATACACCAAACTCGCTTCCGATATTGATGAGACGGAGACTTATGTTGATACGGGTTCATACATTTTTAATGCACTGGTTTCAGGCAGCATATTTGGTGGTGTATCTGGGAATAAGATTACTGCTATTGCTGGAGAGTCTTCTACTGGAAAAACTTTTTTCTCTCTCGCCGTTGTTAAGAACTTTCTTGATACTCATTCCGATGGTTACTGTCTCTACTTTGACACTGAGGCTGCTATCACTAAATCTCTTTTAGAATCTAGGGGAGTTGATATTAGTCGCACAGTTGTTATTAATGTTGTAACTGTAGAAGAGTTTCGTAGTAAAGCACTAAAAGCAGTAGATTTGTATATGAA